ACCTGCCAAGTCAGAAAGGCCGTGGCTGAATGCCTTATTAACGCGGCTGTATTCGGAACTGGCATTGGCGAAGTGGTCATTGAGGAAGTTAAAGAGATGGCTCCGGCGAAAGAGCCGGTCATGGGTGGCGCTCTTGAAGCGGTGGGCGTCAATATTACAGATCGGGTAGTTGTTAAGTTAAAGCCCGTATTGCCTCAAAATTTCCTGATAGACCCTGTAGCTACATCTGTTGAAAATGCTTATGGCGTAGCAGTTGATGAGTTTGTAAGCAAACATTCTGTAGAAATCTTGCAAGAACAGGGTATCTACAGGGATGCGATGATTGAATCGGCCGCTGCTGACACTGACCTAGAGCCTGATCAGTATTTTACGATTTACAATGATGACAAGGTAAGGCTTACAAAGTATTACGGCTTGGTGCCAAGAGAGTTGCTAGAGGCCGAAGATGTCGAGACTGAGGGCGACTCTAAATTTGTAGAAGCTATTGTTGTCATTGCCAATGGTGGCACTCTCCTAAAAGCAGAGGAAAACCCGTACATGATGGGCGATCGACCTGTCGTGGCGTTTCCTTACGATGTAGTCCCAGGTCGGTTCTGGGGTCGTGGCGTATGCGAGAAAGGCTATAACAGCCAAAAGGCGCTTGATACAGAGCTTCGTGCGCGTATTGATGCCCTGAGCCTAACAATTCATCCAATGCTCGCTGTGGACGCTACACGGCTTCCTAGAGGTGCTAAGCCGGAAGTCCGTCCAGGCAAGATGATTCTGACGAATGGAGATCCTCGTGAAGTCTTACAGCCGTTCAACTTCGGGCAAGTCAACCAGATTACGTTTGGTCAAGCCGCAGCCTTACAACAGATGGTTCAACAGGCTACAGGGGCGGTGGATTCTGCTGGAATTGCAGGTCAAGTCAATGGTGAAGCGACAGCCGCTGGCATCAGTATGTCTCTCGGCGCTATTATCAAGCGCCATAAGCGTACTCTTATTAATTTCCAGCAGTCTTTTTTATTGCCCTTTGTAACAAAAGCGGCACATCGCTATATGCAATTTGATCCCGAAAATTATCCGGTTGCAGACTATAAGTTTATAGCAACCAGCACTCTGGGTATTATTGCTAGAGAATACGAAGTTACCCAGCTTGTTCAGTTGTTGCAGACAATGAAGCAAGATAGCCCGCTGTATCCCGTGTTGATTCAGAGCATTATCGACAACATGAACCTGAGCAATCGAGAAGAGTTGATTGCCACCATGCAACAGGCGTCTCAGCCAAATCCGCAGGCGCAGCAGATGGCGTCAATGGCGCAACAATCACAGTTGGAGCTTCAGCAAAGTCAAGCAAATGCATTGAATGGGCAGGCGGCAGAATCGCAAGCAAGAGCCGCTAAGCTGGCTATTGAAGCCCAGATTGCTCCAGAGGAGCTACAGATTGACAGGATTAATGCTGTAACTAAAAATCTAAAAGAAGGCGATGCTGATGACAAAGAGTTTGAGCGCAGGCTTAAAATAGCTGACAGACTTCTGAAGGAACGTGAACTCCAGGGAAAGAAACCAAATGCTAATGACACAAACCGAAATCAACAACCTTCTCAATCAGGTCAACTCGGCGTTCAAGCAGCAGTCCGACAGCTTGAAGGAGTTGAAGGCCAAGCTAGACCACCTAGAGGAGAGGTTTGATGCCGAAGAAAAAAGACTCAAAGCTCGTCCGGGCAGGCGTAAGCGCGTACAACAAGCCGAAGAGAACGCCGAAGCACCCGACCAAGAAGTTCGTAGTGGTAGCGAAGAAGGGCGACAAGACTAAACTTATTCGGTTTGGCGATCAAAAAATGACGATCAAGAAAGATCAACCGGCTCGCAGAAAGTCTTTTCGTGCTAGACATAAGTGTGATACAAATCCTCCAGACAAGCTAACGGCTAGATACTGGTCATGCAAAAAATGGTGAATATATGAAAGTTCCTGCGCCAAAAGGCTACCACTGGATGAAAAGTGGCAAAAGTTTCAAGTTAATGAAGGATCCCTCTGGCGGTTATAAGCCACATAAGGGTGCTTCTAAATCAGCTAATTTTGAGGTTCAGAAGGTTCACAAAGGCAAATAAGGAGACTGTTATGCCAATGGGAAAAGGAAGGATGACGAAAACCCCTAGAAAGCCATCTGGCGGTAATGGTGGTCGCAAAAAGAAAACAACGGCAGGTACTGCGCGCCGCAAAAGAAGCACTGTGCGTAGCAACTACTAAATGCCTAAGTCTAAATACTCAAAAAAACAAAAGAAACTTGCTAGGGTTGCCCCTCCACGGGACAAGATTACTGGTGCTGACTTCAAGAGGTTGAAAAAACGTGCCAAGAAAAAAAGCTAAAGCCAAACCCAAAAGCAAAAAGGGTGCTATACCCGATAATGTGAAGAACAAGGCTCTTTACTCACGGGTAAAGTCGGAGGCAAAACGCAAGTTTGATGTATATCCTAGCGCCTATGCTAATGCGTGGCTTGTTAGGGAATACAAAAAACGTGGTGGAACCTATGCCTAAGCCAAAGGACGGTTTAACCAAGTGGTTCAAGGAAGAGTGGGTCGATATTAAGACCGGCAAGAAGTGTGGTCGCAAAAAGGCCAAGGACTCTAAGCGTCCATACCCAGCTTGTAGGCCAAAAGCCGTAGCTGCAAAGATGAGCAAGGCCGAAAAGGATGCGGCCAAGCGGAAGAAGACAGGACCAAAACCCATTAAGTATGCGGTAACAGCTTCAGGGAGGAGACGAAAAGCCGCAAAAAAGAAAGCGTAAAACGGAGATAACCAAAGGGCCTCTATGAAAAAAGAAACTGAAGAGCATTACAATAGGTACTTCGACCTGTTTACCAATGATGGTTGGAAACAGTTACTTGAAGAGCTTAGGCAAAATGCTTTATCAATCAATAGTGTTGAAGCAGTTAAAGACGAAAATGATATGCACTTTCGGAAGGGCCAATTAAACATTTTGGCGTTTTTGTTGAACTTTGAGTCTACTGTTAGCGGCATTTTTGAGGAGTTGCAGAAAGACGATGCACAAGATATTTGACTTTCGTTGTGAAAACGGTCATATATTTGAAGAATTTGTAGCAAGCGGAACCACAACAAGTAGGTGCAACTGTGGCGCTAATGCTAGAAAGATCGTCTCAGCGTCGAATTTCGTGCTGGATGGGTCTACTGGGGACTTTCCTGGGAGGCACATGAAGTGGGTGCGAGAACACGAAGAGGCGGGACGAAGAGGACGGGAAGCTCGACGCGAGGAGAGTCAATCCCAATAATTCCATAACCGTTAGGCGGAATAGGTTTAAATGATGTCAAGAGCGACAATTATTGATGAGCGTTCAGATGTAGAGGAATCTGACGTTTTGCAGGAAGAGCAGCAGGAATTACTTGAGGTTCCAGAACAGGAGCAGCCTCAAGAACCTGATATCCCAGAAAAGTATCGTGGTAAGTCGGTGCAGGAACTTGTACAGATGAACCAAGAGCTTGAGAAGTTTTCAGGCAAACAGAGTACGGAAGTAGGCGAACTGCGAAAGTTAGTTGATACATACATTCAAACAGAACTCAACAACAAGCAAGCACCACAAGAACAGCAGGAAGATAGCAATACAGATGATACTGATTTTTTCATTGACCCACAGAATGCTGTTAATCGGGCTATAAACAATCATCCCAAGATCAAAGAGGCAGAAGCGTACACACAACAGTACAAACAACAGGCTACTCTTGCTCAGTTAAGATCCACTCATCCTGATATGGAAGAGATCTTGCAAGACCCTAAATTTGCCGAATGGATTAAAGGATCGAAGGTTAGAACGCAACTGTTTGTTAATGCAGACCAAGCGTATGATTATGATTCTGCACATGAGTTATTTTCGCTTTGGAAAGAACGAAGCAGCATAGTTCAACAGACTGCTAATGCAGAACGTGCAAGTCGTAAGAGTGCGGTTAAGTCTGCAACTACAGGCACTGCCCGAGGTACAGGAGAAAGGTCAAGTAAAAAACGCTATCGTCGTGCTGACATTATTAAACTTATGAAGACCGACCCAGAGCGTTACAATGCTTTATCAGATGAGATTCTGAAAGCCTACGCGGAGGGTCGAGTTAAATAGCCTAAAGGAGATTTACCATGGCTACAGCAACTTATCCTGGCGCGGCGGGTAATACCGCATTAACGGAAGCGGCAACTTTTGTACCAGAAATCTGGTCCGATGAGATTATTGCTTCTTATCAAAAGAACCTGAAGATGGCTCCCCTTGTCAAGCGTATCGCTATGAATGGCAAGAAGGGTGACGTTATTCATATCCCTAAGCCTACTCG